GGTGCTTTCGAAGAAGCGCACGCCTTCAAACACGAAGCCGGTGGGCATAATCGGTTCGCCAGCCACGAAGGTGGCTTGACCGAAGCCCTGACCCATGTACAGCGCAGCGTTGGGCTGCATGCCGGACATGAGGGGATTGATTTGACCGTTGCCAGGATAACGAGCAACTTCACGGAAGTCGCTGTTCTGACGCAGGTGCATCAGGAAGGTGGGATCGCAAACGCAGCGATAGAAACCATCCTGGAAGGTAGGAGTGTTCCGCTTGCGCAGGCTCTTCACCACGCGCAGGAGGTCATCCTTAACGTCGAACTTAGCTTGCTCGGCGTTGGTGTAGGTCAGGGCGCCGGTTGCCAGATCGCCGGGGAAGTAGTAACCACCCTGGGAATCGGAAGCTTGGCCCTTAGAAACGGCTTTCAGGAGTTCGTTGATGAACACCCGATCACGCCACCGACGGTAGTCATCCAGCAGAGTCAGGCTGCCGATGGACTGGTGGAAGGTGGTGAGGTTGCCGGTATCCAGCAGGAGACGCTGAGCAGTGATCAGGGTCTCACGAGCAATCTTGAAGGTGCTCGGCTGGGTGGGATCGGACGGATCAGCAGGACCGGTGTACTCCTTAAGAGTCACCAGGACCTTGTCCTTGACGATATTGCGGCTGTTAGCAGTACCGATGGTCTGCTCAGCAGTACGTTCGCGAGATTCTTTGGAGCCGGGGTTACCGAAGAAGCGGTAACGGTCGAGCTGCACAGTCTGGCCGGGTTGCTTCGAGAAATCGTGAACAACCACAGGCTCCGCAGCCATCTCAACGATGTATGCGGGGTGCGGACGGTACAGTTCGGCACCAAGAATCTTCGGAAAATCATTATCGATGAACATCGATAAGATCCAGAAGAAACTACAAAGGTAAGTTTAGGGCAGTTAAGTCGCTATAAGAGCAGAATAGTGTCGCAATCTTAGAGGTTAAATTTTAGTGCCGGGGCTAAAGGTTCTCACCATATTGCGTACACCTTCACCAAGCACACCATATGTTGAACCGTAATTTGGAACGTAACGCGTGGACTTACCTCGATAACTAAAGCGCGTTACCGAACTCATCTGCCCAGGCGCGGTGCTTCGAACTGCCTCTGCGTATGTGCGGCAGTAAGCAGGGTAGTTGTACTCCCATGCTGCTCTGGATCCACTTGTGTCGTTAGTCGGGTTAGTGAGTATCGGTGTTCTGACCCGCTCAAACGATCCCGGACCCCCTGTGATGCCTCCTTCCGTACTCGTATTGTTTGAAGGAGTTTGAAACGGTGAGTAGTTCTGATTGTCAGGAACAGAGGCTCCGTACCACGTATAAGCGCCAAAATCCCTCAGACCCGGTTGAGGGCCTAGTGCGGTTTGAACGTTGCTGTTAGCAGTGTGGTACAGACCCTGAGCACGGAAGCCCAGGTAACTATCTAACAAGCCCGACGCGTGTGGATTTACGTTGTTGTAATCAGTCCAGTAGCCAGAAAGTGCTGCCGGAACAGATCTCCACTCCGTATTTAAATATCCACTACTGTTTGGAGGACCAACTGGGATATTTCCGAAGTCAGCACCTTCAAGATTTACGCCGACCCAAGTCTGCTGTACTCCACTCGGATACACATATCCGCTGGAAACAACTACATAGGTGTTACGAATATCTAAGTCGTCACCAGTTCGCTGAGGACCTGACTGAACGGGGTGATACAGGTTTTTATCGTATTTCCAATTAGTTAGAGGCGTGTAGACCATCGTGTCACTCCCGATAAATTTATTTTAATGCCCTAAAATTTTTAGAGATATAAGAGGCCGATGCAGTTACCTTCTGGAGAGGCCTTTTCGGTGTTCCTAGAGGACCCAGAGATATGTATAGCGTCCTCGTCGGGATCAATAACTGACGTACTTGTGCACCCACAGAGGGTAAAACGTTTTATACCTTATCTAGTTAAAACGATACTTGCCGGTTACTTGCTGGCCACATTCGTAAGCCCAGCAGTAGCCGAAAAATTTAAGCTCACAAAAAAAGAGGCATTAGCTGCCTCTTTTATCTGCGGATATGCAGGAGTAAGAATGCTCAACAGCTTAGAAAAGCTGGCTGAGGAAGAAATAAAGAAAAGAATCTCGTCCAAGGGTCAGTCGATGACCACGGACTCGTCAAACGAAGACGTGTCCTGAGCAGCGGGGGCGGGCTCACTGGTCTGCTGGGGAGCAGGCTCTTGAGCTTTGGGCGCCTCGAGGGGAGGCTTGCGACGAAGTTCACCTAGAGCGCGCATAATCCTTAAGTTGCTTCTAAAAGACTAGCAATAAAAAACCCTCCCGAAGGAGGGTCGGAGCGATATTCCGGTGAAAGTCTATCAGGCAGCGTCCATGAACAGGAGCTTGTTGCGCAGGGCCTCAGGACCCATGTTGCTGAGGTAGCGCCAAGCGTTCTCGGGGCTACGGTTCATGACGTCGCTGAATTGCTCCCACTGGTTCTGGGGATTCACGCTCTGCTGAGAACCACCTGCGTTAGCGGGGGGAGCAGGCATGTCGTAGCTCTGCTGATAAGCCTGTTGCTGGGGAGAAGCAGCAGGTCCGTCGATATCCACGGGGACAACCTCGGTGAAGAAGCGATCGGTGTAATCAGCCAGGGTGTCGGGGTTGGTCAGGATGGTCTGCATGGCGTTGTGACGGCCAGACAGATCATCCATCGCACCTGCTTGCTGGATCAGCATGTCCTCGAGGGCGCATGCGTACTGATTCAGAATGCCAGGGGCTTCGACACCGAAGTGCTCAACGACGGCGCGAGTTGCGTCGCTGATTGCCGGAGCGGCGCTCGTCCGGGCCGTAGAAGCCTGAGAGGAAGCCTGGGTCTGTGAGGCGTTGGTAGACGAGATCTGCGCTTCCTGGGGCGCCTGGTAAGCCCAGGGTTGGGCCTGTAAATTCTGATTGATCTGTTGCGTACCCTGCAGACCAGTTGTCTGGGAGGGATACTGTGGTTCCTGGCTGAGGGATTGAGAGTTGACCTGGGACAGCACCCGCTCCAGGGAACCCATTGCTGCTTCCCAAGGGTTGCTCGGGGAGGAGACGGACGTTGACGGGCTGTACTGGTTGCTGATAGAAGGGTCCGTAGCCGGTGCCACCTGCGACGGCGGTTGGGCTGTAGGTACCGAAGCTACCGCCGGGGTAGCTGTTTGCGCCACCCATTGCGGGAAGGCGGTTGAGCCCTGGTCCGAGGTTACCGCCGGGGCTGCCGCCGGGGAGACCGGGCTCGGGGTCGAAGCTTGGATCTGCTGGCTCATAGCTACCCGAGTAGGTTAATTCTTCCGCTAGGTGGTCAAACGTCCTATAAAGGAGCGGAGTGATATTCAGTCTAGGATCTGCCGCAAGCGGTTGGTTAGGCGCAAGCGGATGCGGAGACTGCAACATCTGGGATAATAATACCAGAAATTGTTGCATCGCAGATTGAGTTTGTTGGATCATGCGGAAGGGGAAACCCTTCAGCATTTCCGCTATCTCAGAGTCAGTTTTATCGGGGAAAAGGTATTTCATGGCCTCTAGGCTGTCTACACCTAGTTCCTGCATGTTGCGGACGACCATGGACTTTTGAAGAACGTCATAAGACGTATCTTCATAAACATCACCCTGATACCGATAAGAAACTTCGCGGTCACCGTCCTCTGGAAGACCAACAACACCACGAGGTACTTTGTTTTCTGCGACGGCTTTCTTGATTGCCTCGTCAAGTTTGGTCTCGAATTTCAGTACCGAAATCTGGTACTTCTCGAGTGACTCCGGAGTCTCCTCTTTAGGGGGTTTGGGTTCTTTCATGCCGGAAGCCAGCAGGAAAGATTCGCGGAAGATCTGCTCCTGGTGGTAGATCATCATCTCCAGGAGACGATTAAATCCGTAGGTCAGGAAACTTTTGTTTTTCCGAAGAGCCGTGGCTTGAGCACGACCCATCAGACCCTTGATCTCCGTTGCAGTGGCACCTGCAGAGATCGAAATCTCGTCGACACCACCCAGAGCGGTACGAATCTCTTCCCGAAGGAGAAGCGTGTACCGGTTCATATCCCCGTTCACGGGGTCAGGAGTCATGTAACCGACTCGGTCAGAAGGTTCAACGTTCGCGATGATTCGCGGCACGCGGAGACCAGAGCCCATACCAGCGCCAAAGGGCTCACTAACTCGCGTCGACGGACTGTCGGCGCCAGCAAAACCGCTTTGACTACTAATAGTTGGCCTAAAGGTGCTCTGACTATCGTTCGCTTCGACCAGATCACTACGAGGACGGGAACTGATCAGAGTCGGGTTGCCAAAGAACTCAATATTCTTGGCAATGTTACGAGTCAGCTGATCATGAAGCACGATCTGCTCCATGAACGGGTCAAACTCACCTTCTCCTTCGGTACCGCTAGCGTTCGGTTTGTTTAAAACCTCAACCGCAGGGACAAAACCAAGGGTATTAGGGCGTTTCTTGGCAGGACTTAAGATCGCGCCGGGCTCGAGATCGAAACTGAGTTCAGTGTCGGTCTCAACTTCAGTGATTTCTTCAGCAGTAATAGAAAGGCGGACGTAGCGCTTGTTCTGTCCGTAGCTATTACTAGGTAAACCTAAGTTTGCGTTCTTTACCTTATAGCTATAGATGATGATTACTTCTTCAACTTCACCGTTTAGGTCGTGGTAGACGCGATACTGGTTTTTATTGAAGAAATAAATCTGGTACTTGAGTTTCGGGTCAGGGCGAAAGTAAAAAAGCCCACAGCCGTCGATCAGGAAGTTGCGGATAATCGAAGGGAATCGAATATCCAGCCGGTTCAGCTTGATTACATCCTCTAGGAAACGCGTACGGCTCCTATAGGTGTCTTGCTCACAGTAGAAAGTGAGACCCTTCTTCATCATGAGAAGGGTCATCTGCTGTAAGTGGCTCAGCACAACCATCGTTGCCGATTGGTTGCTCCGATCCTGAGTGCGCGAAGCTTCCAGAATCTCGTTGAACCTTGTTCTGCTTTCAGTCGAGGCGGAAGGCATTCACTGCTGCGGGCTAAAAACCCGAAATAAGATTACTTAGAAGACTTCATCTCTTTGTGCTTACGGGCTTTATCCCGAGCACGGGTGCGCTTTTCAGAGTCGCCGCGAAGTTCCTCACCGCTAGGAGCTTTGGTTTCTTCCTGCTTTTCTTTAAAACGCGCTAAGACTTCAGCGGGCATTTTATCGGACATCGGGCAACAGATAATTCCTTACTCTTTCCAGTTTAACCAGTTCTTTCGGGAGATTTTCAACGGGATACGAAGTCAGCAAATGATCCTCCCGACCAAGCATGTCGGTATTGCCTTCTTCAGGCTCAAACTCATCACACAACTTCTGTACCTCAGGACGATCCCAGATGTAATACTCGGCAATCGACCTGAGCTTCAGCTTGCGCTTATCGGAGTCGCCCATCCAAGAGAAGTGCCAGCCCGCGTCGCGATCACCGAAATAACGGTTTGCTTGCGTGGCGCGCATAGAGGACAAAGTCCCAAAATCTTTTAGTTGCCCCACGGTGCTGACGACTCCACATCGCCAGTCAAAAAGCTCGCCTTCAGGCGAAACGAGCTGACGATCCGCACGACCATAGTGCATAGACATGCTTAATCGGACAACATTTTCCTTCTCTTCCTCAACGACCCTTAGGAGCTCCTGAAACTTATCTGGGTTAGCGATCTCGTCGCAGTCCGAACAGATAAAAACTGTGTCGTCAGGCATCATGTGTAGCCCGACTCCCAGAGCGTCGCGTTGACCACGCTCACGAATCCAAGGGTCAGGAGCTTCCTCGGCAGAAGGCAGCTCCACATGCAGAACCTGAATCTTCTCTTCGGGGAGACCAAGCTCTCTAATGGTCTCTAAGCACGTGAATTCTTTCTCCTCACCTCTATGCGTACGGTTAGCGTCCGTAATCAGAAAACCATCTACAGAGTCCTCAAGCGTACGAATCCGCAGTTCGAGAATCTCTCGCTCATTGAAGTAGGGGAAGCAATCTATGAGCACGCGAACCAGAAAACTCTGGCAGCATACTAACTCAGTTTTTAGAGTTTAAGTACTGGCTCACCCGGCGCTTAGCTCGCGCCAAAATATTCCCACTGTTGTCACCCATATCGTCAGGAGTACCGTTGGGTACACCGTCAGAATACTCAGTAGGAGGAATTGGCGCTTGAGGCGTCGGTTCGCCGATAAGGCTTGCCGCCTCCTCCTCTTGTGTATCCGCAAAAGCCTCATCTGAAAAGAGGTCTGATCGACGTTGCTGCTCAGATGCAGCAATCTGTTTGCGATACGCCTCCGAGAAATCAGTGGCGGCATTTAAATAAGGGTTCATCAGAAGAGAACGTTCGCTGAGGTGATCGTCCCACCACTAATCGCAGTGCAGGCCAGATTAACCAAGGACGGCGCCGTGGCCGTAAACTGCAAATACTGTCCCGGACTATCAGAAAGCTCTAGATAGACAGTGCTACTAGAGGAAGCATTCAGGTAAAGCCCTCGACAAGTGGGGAACCTAGCCTCGCCATCAGAAGGCTGCCAGGAAAGTCCGCTTCCGTAAGGGAGCACCGAAGTCTGCCCAAAGACAGAACCAAAAGCGCGAATATCCATAGTAAAAGAGCTCCAAACTAAGTTTAACTCTCCTCCTCAGAAATTTCGATTAATTTCTGCAGATACCACGCGCATTTCTTTAGGTCTTCGACACCATTTTTAAATTCAGTGCGCCAAAGGTATTTCAGGCAGGCTCCCCGACAGTAAGAGCGTAAGCCCTCCTTACCTAAGGCAGACTCAAGCGCATCAATACACTCAATGGAACCCTGCGTGTAGTGTGCAGGATGATCTACAGGATCACTAAAGAGCATAGGTTTGCTGGGTGAAAGGTCGTCGATCTCATTAAACAAGAATCTATCTTCCTCGAAGAGCATCAGGTAACAAAAATCTCAGAGATGTCTAGCAGATTGTCTGTTTTCGTG